CCAATTAACGATGCTGGTGGTGTAGAAAGATTTAAAGTTTTAATTGGTGGTGAAGAACGATTAAAATTGTCTAATAATGGCATGCTCGCTGTGTCTTCAAACACCAACACTCTCACAAACGCGACATCTAATCTTCATGTGTTTGGTAATGCAAACATTACTCTTGGTATCGTAACTGGTGCTGGCGTTAATGCAGCAACTGTCAATGCAACAACAATTAATGCTTCAACAGTACTAACCAATTCTGGTATTAATGTTTCGGCTCAAGCTGCTGATGCTTATGCTCAAGCAAATACTGCTCGTGATCAAGCGAATACTGCATATGGACAAGCCAATACTGCTCGCGACCAAGCCAATACTGCTTATGGTCAAGCCAACAGTGCGTACACCCAAGCCAATAACGCATATACTGCGGCAAATAATATTGCCAGTGGTGCAACAGCAATTACATTAAAGGCATACAAGGATTTCCTCCAAGCCAATACAAATGTGAATGCCGCAAATACTTGTGACCTATCAGTGTCAAACTTCTTCCGTCTTGTAATGACAGCCAGTGCTCAATTTACCTTTATCAATGCTCCATCTTCTGGTACTGCGCAACAGTTCTCATTGTTGATTATGCAAGATGCTACTGGTGGAAGATCGCCAACATTTGCGAATACAGTATACTGGGCAGGTGGTTCAATTCCTCCAGCAACGACCGCAGCAAATTCTCGTGATTTGTGGACCTTCATCACTTATGATGGTGGTTCAACATATTGGGGAACTTTGACTATGAAGGATGTACGATAAATAGATTAGATTATCTTTTGTGAGTTTGTTATGAAAATCCATGTATTGGTAAATCCAAGAAACCCTACAGGGCTGATGAATCGTGTTGACCCATTCGCGGTGCACGCATACAAATACATCAAGCATCTATTGCCACATTTCCATATGATTCATTATGGAGTTCCAGGCGCGCAAGTCGATTGCGAGCATATCGATATCCCAACATCACCAAAAGAAATAAAAAGATTTAATGAGATTGCTGGCGAAGAAATTCGCAAGAGAGCAAGTGATGGCGATTTGATTGTTTGTTTCTTTGGTGTTGACAATCAGCTCGCTTGTGAGATGAATCCAAACTGCAAACCAGTTGAGCCTTCTATTGGATATAGAGCCAATGGCATCTTTGCACCATATCGAGTATTCACCTCATATGCAAATATGCATATGTTTTATGGTGAAAGAGGGATGCTCATGAACCCTTCTTGGTTCGATGATGTAATTGGTAATCCATTTACAATTAGTGAATTTGAGTATAATGAAAAGAAAGAAGATTACTTTTTATTTTTGGGTCGAGTATGCGAAGAGAAAGGTATTCATCTTGCAATTCAAGCAACAGAAAAGATGGGCAAAAAACTCGTCATTGCTGGTCCTGGATCACTTAAAGCATTGGGATATGATAGAGTACCAGATCATGTTGAGGTCTTTGGTGTTGCTGATGCAGAACAAAGAAAACATCTATTAAAAAACGCAAAGGCATTGATTGGTTTGACGCACTATGTCGAACCATTTGGTAATATGATTATTGAAGCCAACCTTTCAGGTACGCCTGTAATTACAACTGATTGGGGTGCGTTCCCAGAGATTGTTCTTGAAGGACAAACAGGATATCGCGTTCGCGACTTTAAATCCTTGTTAACTGCAATCGAGAATATTGATAAAATTGCTTCATTTGATTGTAGAGAATGGGGATTAAATTTCTCTGACGAAGAAATTCATGATCAACATCGTCGATATCTAGAAAAAGTTATAAAAAATAAATTCTATGAATAATCTTTTTATTGTCGGGTCATCGATTCAAACGCGCAATGCGCCATTGACATATAGCCCTGTTCGCACAATATTTTCAAGCGAAGAAAGATTTCGACAAACAATCTTTACAGTCAATTCAATTCAAGCTGCATTCCCAAATGCTAAAATTGTTGTTGTTGATTCATCAGACATCTATAAAGAGTATCAAGATACATTTCGTTTCTTTAAGAATACTGAGTTCATACCATTAAAAGAATTAGATCACGATGCATTTGAGATTGTTAATACGCATCCGAATAAAAGTTTGTGTGAATCTCTATTATTAAATACCTTCTATAAGAAATTTAAAAAAGAAATAAAAGAATATGACTATGTCATTAAAACTTGTGGACGGTATTTTTACTTTCATTTAAATGATAAACTGTTTAATGTTGAGAACTTAAACAAATTGTTTTTCAAACGACCACTCAATTTTGAGTGGAATGATTCTTGGAATTATTCTTTTATTGATCGTCGAAAAGAACAAAATAACAATCGTATACACCAATATTGCACCGTGTTATATGCATTTGGCGGCACGCAATTAGATAAAATGATCGATATAAACGAAGCAACTATACATCTATTAAATCAAGCACCAATGAAGCATTACGATATTGAGACTTTGTCATACTACTTTACCCGACCGTATGAAAAAGATGTTATTGAAACTGACTGGATAGTTTGCGGATGGGATGGAACTTCTGGTCGATTTATGTATTACTAGGTGAGTTATGAAAACTAATTTAATTGTCACTGACGATTTCTATCAAAATCCAGATTCTGTTCGAGAATATGCTCTCTCTCAGCCATTTGAGGTTTCAGGAAATTATCCTGGATTAAGAACAAAGCCATATCTTCCAGACGATCTAAAAGATGCAATTCAACGAATCATCTTTAATGTTGGAGGAAAGGTTACTGATTGGATGGAGTATTCTGGATATACTGGAGCATTTCAAATTTGCACCGCGAAAGATCGCACCTGGATTCATGCTGATAGTTATAACTCTTGGGCTGCTGTGTGTTATCTAACACCGAATGCGCCTCTTTCTGCTGGAACTGCTTTGTATCGTTATAAAGAAACAGGTGACTATTTTAGAGTAGATAACACCGCTCCCCATTTTGATGGCTATGACTATACAAAGTGGGATATGGTAGATTATGTGGCGAACAAATATAATCGAATCGTGATGTATCGCGGAAACCTTTATCACGCATCATTGGACTATTTCGGAAACAATCTCGAAAACGGAAGATTATTTCAAACCTTCTTTTTCAACACAGAATACTAATGAAAATTCTACATGTCATTTTTTCCTGCAATCGTTTGCAATACCTAACGAAGACTCTAGATTCTCTCGAGAATTTAGATTATGGAAGTCACGAGGTGACTCGTTTGATTGTAGACGATTACCCAAGAACTCGAAACGATTCAATCTTTCAGTTACTTGCAAAAACTCATAAAACATTATTATGGATGAACACCGAAAATAAAGGATTGTCAGTCACTTGGAGTGACTTTTTTGAGTGGCTTAAAACTCAAGACTACGATTACATACTACATCAAGAAGATGATGTGATTCTGAAGAGAAGAATTCGAATTGATGATATGATAGAATGTCTGGAGTCAAGTCCTAAAATAGCATCAGTCGTTTTACAGCGACAACCATGGTATTTTCACGAGCAAGAGAGCAAAATTGAAGAGGGCGATTTACCGTTTGGCAATTACTGGTACTCTAAAAATACAAAAACATTCCCAATTATCTTTAGTTTATATAAAAAATCTATTGTAGAATATCCATTTCGTGAATACTGGGGGTTTAATATCAATGAGGGAATGATCATGGTCTATCTCGATCATTTCCATCAGATGTATTCTGCTCAACTCAAAGGCGCGAATGGAGAGAATTTGATTGAGCATATTGGCGAAGAATCGACTGGAAAGAGGATATTACAAGGTGAGCCAAACTGGGAAAAGTTTGCTCATATGGATCCAAACTTGGTTTACTCCTCTCGAGACGGGAAGTTGATAGAGAACTAAATATACAATAATTAGAGAGGTTCTATCTCAATGGCAAAACCAAGCACTCGACAAGAACTCAAGGACTATTGCCTTCGCAAACTTGGGTTTCCAGTAATTGACATCAATGTCGACGACGATCAATTAGAAGATCGCGTGGATGATGCGCTACAGAAGTATCGCGATTTCCACTACGATGGCACTGAGATTACATATCTCGCTCACAAACTTACGAATGCAGATATTTTAAACAAGTATGTGCAGCTCGCCGATTCAATCGTTGGAGTTTCGAGAGTATTTCCATATACAGGAGCCGCAGTCGCATCTACATCCTCGGCTGGATTTAATATGTTTGATATTAACTATCAGCTTCGTCTCAACGATTTCTATAATCTAACAGCTTCTTCATATACTTACTATGTGATTGCTCGTGAGCATTTGGCGATGCTGGATATGATTGTGACAGGCGAGTCTCCTTATACCTATAATAAAAAGACAAATAGAGTGCATGTTCAAACTGGCTGGAGTGGTAAGTTTATCGCTGGAAACTATATGTGTTTCCAGGCAAACCGTATCGTAGATCCAGAAGTTTATAGCAAAGTTTTTGATGATACCTGGTTAAAAAAATATACAACTGAGTTGTTTAAACAACAATGGGGAACAAACCTCAAGAAATACGGCAACTATGTTCTTCCTGGTGGACTCGTAATCAATGGTCAAACCATTTATGATGAAGCATCTGTTGCAATCGAAAAACTAGAGATCGATCTTCGAGATGTATACGAAGAACCGCCTCAAATGTTAGTGGGCTAAAATGGCAACATCAGTTTATTTCAACAATCAAAGGGCGACTGTTGAACAGCACCTTTTGGAAGATCTAATTATTGAGTCGATCAAGAATCACGGAATCGATGTGTATTATATCCCTCGCGATTCTCAGTCATCGATCGACGAACTTTTTGGTGATGATCCTGTCAAAACATTCTCACAAGCCTTTAAAATTGAAATGTATCTAGAATCATTTCAAGATTACGAAGGTAACAAAGAATTTTTCGGAAAGTTTGGTCTTGAGATTCAAGAAACTGCAAAACTATGCATGGCAAGAAGAACTTTTGAGCGTTATGTTACATCAGCATCAAAAGTGACGAGCAATGTCCCAAAAGAAGGTGATTTAATTTATCTTCCAATTCAATATAAATTGATGGAAATTAAATTTGTTGAAGAAGAAAAGAACTTCTTTCAGTTAGGTAAAGATGCAAAAAATCCATATATGTATGGATTAACAGTAGAAGCATTCAAGTATAATGGCGAATATTTAAACACAGGCATGTCAGAGATTGATCGCATTGCAGATAAACAAGCAGTGGCTACAGATTATGTTGTATCTTCTGGCGGCACTGGAACTTATACAGAAACAGAGTGGGTATATCAGGGATCCTCTCTAGCAACATCAACAGCTCGAGGTGTTGTGATAGATTGGGATAAACCATCCTTAAAACTTAAACTTAGAAATATTCGCGGATCATTTGCTGCTAATACACTAATTATTGGAAACTCTAGCAACGCACAATATACTCTTGCAACAGCTTCTGATATGTTGAAAAATGCAAATGATGAAAGTATGCAAGATAATTTCCGTATTGAGACTGAAGCAGATAATATTCTAGACTTCAGTGAAGCCAACCCATTCGGTGAGCCATAATGTTTTCTAGTTCGCATTTTTATCATAGAATTATTCGTAAAATGGTAGTGGCGTTTGGCACACTGTTCAATGACATTCGCCTTGTTCGATATAATAAAGCAGGAACAATTGAAATTGAAAGAATTACTGTTCCGTTGCAGTATGGGCAAAAAGAAAAGTTCTATCAGCGCATCACGCAAGATCCAGAACTAACAAAAGAAGTCCAATTAACTCTTCCAAGAATGAGTTTTGAGTTAACAAATGTCACATATGATCCACTCAGAAAAAGAAATTTATTTTCAGAAAGTTTTTCTTCAGAATCATTGACAACTGTAAAAGCACTGCGCACGACACCATATGACTTTGAATTTACTCTCAACATATATGTGCGCAATGTTGAAGATGGTACACAAATTGTAGAACAGATTCTTCCATATTTTAATCCAGACTATACGATGACAATCGATTTTCTTGGATTATCTGATCAAAAAACAGACATACCATTTATCTTGCAAAGTGTAAATCAAAATGTGCAAGATGAGGGTGGTCCAGATCCAGTTCGTCTTATAACATGGTCATTAGTTTTTGTTGCGAAAGGATATATGTACGGTCCGATTGTTTCTCGCGAAATTATTCGCAAGGTTACTGCAAATACATTTAACAATGCACTAACTACTGGAAACGAAAGAGTGATTTACTTTGCTAATACTGGTGGATTGGGAACATTCCAAACTGGCGAACTCGTATATGAGGGTCGCGAATTAAGTTCCGCTAATACAACTGCCTTTGTAAGTTCATGGAATCCAACTGCAAACGCTCTTGTGGTCTATGATGTAAACGGTGTTCTCAAAACAGGCAAGTATATTACTGGTGCAATTTCAAATGCTTCTTACAATGTTGCAACCTTTGCTGTAAACGAATTGCAACTATCGAAGTTAATAATTCAGCCAACACCAAACACTGCAAACCCAAATACTGCGTTTGGATTCGATGAAACTGTGCAGGATTTCCCTGATATAACATGAGTGAGACTGATAAAAATTTAGCTGAGATCTTGAACACAGATTACATTCCTGTAGTTCAAGAAGATAAGCCAATAACAATACATCAATCTGGTGAAGGAAACCCAGATGCCGACTATTCTCGTTCGAATTATTATAATCTAATCGAGAAAGGTAACGAAGCACTTGATGGTATCCTTGAAGTTGCAAAAGAGTCACAACATCCAAGAGCCTATGAAGTTGCTGCAAATATGATTAAGAATCTCTCTGATGTTACAGAGAAACTTATGATTTTACAAAAACAGCAACAAGAATTGAAGCCAAAAGAACCTGCAGGTCCGACAAACATTAATGTAGATAAAGCAGTGTTCGTTGGTTCTACCGCTGAGTTGTTGAAGAAACTAAAGAATGAATCTGCCGACTAGAATTAAAAATTATCTTGGTAATCCCAACTTAAAGCGAATCAATATGCAGTTGTCGCTCACGGAAGATCAGATCCGTGAGTATATCAAATGCGCGAAAGATCCTGTTTACTTCATTGAACACTATGTCAAGATTATTACGCTTGATAAGGGCTTTGTGCAGATTTCTTTATATCCATTTCAAAAACAAGCAGTCCAAGACATCAACGACAATCGTCGTGTAATTGTAAAGGCAGGTCGTCAGGTTGGTAAAACAACCATGGTTGTTGGATATATTCTCTGGTACATTCTTTTTAACGAAGATAAGTTTGTCGCGATTCTTGCCAACAAAGCACCAACGGCTCGAGAAATTCTAAATCGCATTAAAATTGCATACGAATCTTTACCGCTTTGGCTACAGCAAGGTGTTCGTGTTTGGAACAAGGGTGATATTGAATTAGAAAACAACTGTCGTGTAATGGCAACCTCAACCGCTTCAAGCGCAATTCGTGGTTACTCTATTTCACTACTATATCTTGATGAGTTTGCATTCGTTCCAAGTAATATTGCCGATGAATTTTTCACCTCTGTTTATCCTACCATTTCTTCTGGTACACAGTCTAAGATTCTCATTTCTTCAACACCTAACGGTATGAATCACTATTATCGTATGTGGACGGAGGCTGTTGAGGGTCAAAACGGATTTAAATATATCGAAGCCAACTGGCGTCAAGTGCCAGGTCGTGATCAAGCATGGGCTGATGATCAAAGAAGAATACTTGGAGAAGAAAAGTTTCTTCAAGAAATGGAATGCGAGTTCATGGGTTCCGCTGGCACTCTGTTGTCAGCTGCGGCTCTTAAATCTCTTGCATTTGTAAAGCCACAGCATGTCTCTGAAAGCGGAATTAAATTGTATGAGGCACCAATCCCAGAGCATTCTTATGTGGTTATCGTCGATACCTCTCGTGGTCGAGGATTAGACTTTTCTGCTTGTATAGCGATCGATATTACACAAATTCCATACAGGCTCGTAGCAACCTATAAAGATAATAATATAAGCCCATTGGTTTATCCATCGATCATTAAGCAGATTGCAGATTATTATAATCAGGCTCAGGTTCTTGTAGAAATTAATGACAATGGGCAACAAATTACTGATTCTCTTTTTGAAGACTATGAGTATGAGAATATCCTTTCTACAGTCGACCTAAAGGGAAAGATTGCTCTTACTTGGGGATATGGAAATAGATCTCAGCGTGGGATACGAACCACAAAGTCAGTTAAGAGGCTCGGTTGCTCTATTCTTAAGAATTTAGTTGAAGGACAGAAGATTTTTATTCAAGATTTTGATGTGATCTCAGAGCTCTCTACCTTTATCGCAAAGGGTGGTAGTTTTGAGGCTGAAGAAGGAAGTCATGATGACCTTGTAATGTGCCTTGTTTTGTTCTCGTGGATGACGAATCAACAATTTTTTGCTGATATGACAAACACAAACATCAAACAGAAGCTGCACGAGGATCAATTGAGACAAATTGAAGAAGAAGCATTACCAACCTTCCTTGCAGGGCATGTGGATGTTGATAATCCAGATCGACGATTTGTTGCAGATGGTGCTTTGTGGGATGTAATTGAGCGTTAAAAAACCCAAAATACTAAATAACTCGTAAGTTTCTTTATCTCCAAAACAGGAGCAAAAACATGGCTTTTCAAGTATCTCCAGGCGTGAATGTATCAGAAATTGATGCAACAACAGTTGTCCCATCGATTTCCACATCCACTGGCGCGATCGCTGGCGCGTTTCAGTGGGGTCCAATCGACCTTCTAAGACAAGTTTCTTCGGAAGATCAACTCGTTGAACTATACGGTAAACCAGATTCAACGACTGCTCTTACCTTCTTTACTGCTGCAAACTTCTTGTCATACAGCAACAGCTTGTTTGTTTCTCGTTCAGACGCTGAAACACTCAACTCTGCTCTTGCTCTTAATGTGGCATCAGGTTCGTTCACATCAAATGTGAAGGTAAGAAGCGAAGATCACTACTTCCAATCTTTCTTTACAGCAGCAAACTCAAATATTCTTTTTGCTGCTCGCTATCCTGGTGCTCTCGGTAACTCTCTAAAGGTTGCCGTCTGTGCCAATGCTAACGCATCAGCATTCACGACATGGACATATGCTCCATTCTTTGATGGCGCTCCAGGAACTTCAACCTTTGTTGCTGCAAATCATAAGTCCGACGCAAATGATGAAATGCATATTGCGGTTATCGACGAAGATGGTTTGATCACAGGAACACCAAACACGGTCATCGAAAGATTTGCTAATGTCTCTAAGGCAACAAATGCTAAAGGTGAAACTGGCGAATCACTCTACTACCGTGATGTCCTTTATGTCAATTCTCGCTACATCTATGCAATGGGTCCAAACAACTCAACTTGGGGTGTTGCGGCAAATGCAACTCATGCCTTCGCTGGTGAAAATCTAAATGGCGTCAGCTTCATTCGTGGTACTGATGCAACACCAACAACTGGTAATGTGCAAACTGCATATGCTCAATTTGCTTCAACAGATAATGTTGATATCAGCCTCGTAATGGCTGGTTCAGCAGATGAAACTCTTGCTGCAAATGTTGTTTCCCTAGCAGTTGGTCGTAGAGACTGCGTTGCCTTCGTGTCACCAATGCTTGCAAATGTTCAAGCTGCTGACCCAGTGACTGCAGTTGTCAACTTCCGTAACAATCTAACTTCAACATCATTCGCTATCATGGATAGCAACTGGAAGTATCAGTACGACAAGTATAACGATACCTACCGTTGGATTCCATGTAATGGCGATCTTGCTGGTCTCTGCGCTCGTACAGACGCTGATCGTGATCCATGGTTCTCACCAGCTGGATTCAATCGTGGTCAGTTGAAGAATGTCGTAAAACTTGCATTTAATCCAAATCAAGCACAAAGAGACACTCTCTATAAGAATGGCGTAAACCCAGTTGTATCTTTCCCAGGAGAAGGCACTGTCCTCTTTGGTGATAAGACACTACAAAGCAAGCCAAGCGCATTCGATCGCATTAATGTTCGTCGTCTCTTTATCGTTCTTGAGAAGGCAATTGCTCGTGCTGCACGAGCCAGCCTCTTCGAGTTCAACGACGAATTTACTCGCGCTCAGTTCGTAAATCTTGTTGAACCATTCTTGAGATTGGTACAGGGTCGTCGCGGTATCTATGACTTCCGTGTTGTTTGTGACGAAACAAATAATACTCCAGAAGTTGTTGATCGCAACGAGTTTATTGGCGATATCTACATCAAGCCAGCCAAGTCAATCAACTTTATCCAGTTGAACTTTGTTGCTGTCCGCACTGGTGTTGCCTTCGATGAAATCGTTGGTCGCTTCTAATAAATAGAGTATAGGCTCAGGAGAAAACAATGCCATTTAATGTAAATCAATTTCGTACACAGTTGAGTGGTGATGGCGCTCGCCCTAATCTGTTTGAAGTGCGACTAAACTTCCCTTCATATGTGACGGCTAGAGCATCGGCATCAGTAAAGTCTACATTTATGGTCAAGACTGCACAGCTTCCAGGTTCAACACTTGGAAGCGTTCCAGTAAACTACTTCGGTCGCGAAGTAAAAGTTGCTGGCAATCGCACTTTCGCTGATTGGACAGTTACGATTATTAACGATGAAGACTTTATTATCCGCAATGCCATGGAATCATGGATCCGCGGAATCAATGACAATGTAACAAACCTTCGTGCTGCACTTACGACACAGCAATATGCTGCTGACGCTGAAGTGTATCAATACTCAAAGGCTGGTGGTTCACCAATCAAGAAGTATAAGTTCGTTGGTATGTTCCCTGTCGATATTGCTGCAATTGACCTCGATTGGGGTTCAAATGATGCAATCGAAGAATTCTCAGTGACTTTCCAATATCAGTACTGGGAAACACGCGATGTTGCCGTACCTGGTCGTTCAACGCTTCCAGGCGGATTATTCGCTTAATGATTGGTATAAGGGGGGAGTTCAGCTCCCCCCTTTTTATATGATGGAGATACAATGGCAATAAATCTATTCGGATTCGAAATCCTACGCAAAAAACCTGAAGTACAACTTCAGCCTCAAGTTGCAACTCCAGTCAATGATGATGGTGCACTTACTGTCACGGCTGGTGGTTATTTTGGAACCTACCTTGATCTTGAAGCCAGCTTTAAAAACGAAAACGATTTAATTAGTCGTTATCGTGAGATGGCTATGCAGCCAGAATTAGAGGCTGCGATTGACGATGTTGTAAATGAAGCAATTGTTCACGATTTAACTGGCAAATCTGTTACAATTATACTCGATGATCTAGAGCAGCCAGATAAGATTAAAGATATGATTCGCGAAGAATTTGAAGGAGTTCTTCGTATGCTTGACTTCTCAAACTCAGGTCAAGATATTTTCCGTCAATGGTATATTGACGGTCGTTTATTCTACCAAGTCTTAATTGACGAAAAACAACCAAGACTCGGCATTCAAGAATTAGTTTATATCGACCCACGAAAAATTAAAAAAGTTCGTAGTGTCGTTAAGAAAAAAGATCAAAGAACAGGAATTGAAGTTGTACAAGGCGTACAAGAATTCTATGTGTTCAATGAGAAAGCAACCACTCAAGGTCAGAATATGGTCTCGTCAGCGGCAGATGCTGGCGTAAAGATTGCAACTGATGCAATTGTCAATATCAATTCTGGTCTTATGGATGCCAAGAGACAACTCGTTCTATCGTACCTTCACAAAGCGATAAAGCCCCTCAACCAGCTCCGAATGGTTGAGGACGCTGTTGTCATTTATAGATTATCGCGCGCACCAGAAAGAAGAGTATTCTATATTGATGTGGGCAATATGCCTAAAGTCAAGTCAGAACAATATCTGCGCGATATTATGACAAAGTTCCGCAATAAGGTTGTATATGACTCAGCCACTGGTGAAGTCAAAGACGATCGTAAGTTTATGTCGATGATGGAAGACTTTTGGATTCCTCGTCGCGGCGAAGGTAAGTCTACAGAAATCACCACTCTACCAGCAGGACAAAATCTTGGCGAGTTGGCTGATGTTAAGTATTTCGAACAAAAACTTTATAAAGCATTAAATGTTCCTGCATCTCGCTTAGAGTCACAGACTGGATTTACTCTTGGTCGATCAACAGAAATCACAAGAGACGAACTAAAGTTCAGTAAGTTCATTGATCGTATTCGTGCTCGTTTTAGTACTCTGTTTGATGAGTTAATGGAACGACAATTAGCACTCAAGGGCATTTGTTCTGTTGATGAATGGAAGAAACTTAAAGAGACCATTCACTATGACTTCCTTAAAGATAATAACTTTATGGAACTTAAAGAAGCAGAATTAATGGCTGCAAGACTACAACTCATGACACAAATTGATCCATATGTTGGAACTTATTTCTCCAAAGCATGGGTCAAGAAACATGTCCTACATTTTGACGAAGAAGGCATTGAGAGAATGGAAAAGGAATTGGCAGAAGAACAAGCAATGGAACCAGAAGTTCCAGTTGCTCCTCCTGCTGTTGGTGGTGCTCCTCAAATTGCTGCTGCGCCGCAAGCGCAATCAGCAAATGGCATTGACCAAGCATTTAATGCTCAAATTACTAAATAATAATTGGAGATAATTATGGAAACGATCGATTTAGTTAATGCTGCTGTTGCTGGTGATCAAGAAGCATTTAAAGCTGCTTTTGATTCTGCAATGGCTGCTCGTGTTAGTGATGCATTAGAAGTAAAGAAAGTAGAAATTGCGTCTTCACTATTAACACCAGAAGTAGAAACAAATGAAATTGAAGGAATTGAGACAGAAGTTGACGGAAGCTCCGATGCAGT